CTTCGTTTAGCCTGCGAAGAGTTTGATTGGTTAGGTCTAGAAAAGAGGACATACGATCTCTATAAGGGCAAAAGGGATGCCCCCTTATGAGGGGCACCCCAGTATCAGCCTAAATTAAGCTGAAGCGGTTGGCGTAGCGATGCCAGGAGCTTTCTTAGCGGACACGTCCACCAAAACAGCCCAGACACGCAATGCACCCGTGGTGAGCGGAGCGTTACCAGTGTCGTCAGTCAGCGTAGCCAACAGAACGTCAACGGTATCGGCCGTACCACCGATTACGACAGGCTGGAATGCTGCCGGGTTCTGCGAGTATGTACCAGCAGTACCTTTAGCATTGAAGCCGTCTACGAACACGTCTGGGTCAACACCAGTTACACCAACGTCAACCGTAAGCGTTTGCGAATCAGCAGCAGTAACGACCTCAACACCTGCGTTGAGAACCATCGTGCCAGCCGGAACAGCAATAGCTTCGATTACATCGGTAGCAGCGAGTGCTGCACCCTTCGATGCCAAAGCGGCAGCGAAATCGACTTCCACTTCGACCGTATACGGTACGTTAGTGGCGCCGTGGCGTGAGGGATGACCACCGCCTTGGATGTCAGAAAGATTGATAGTAGCCATTTATATTTCTCCTTAAGCCACGTTGTAAGAAGCGGTGATAAGAGCTTCCGGACGGAGGATCTTACGACCATACAACTGCATACCACGGACGATATCAGCGAAGCTGTCTGGGTCACGATAGGTCTCGGTCTTGCTGATCTGCTGAGCAGTAGCAACAGCCGAATCGTGGCCAGCAACAATGACGCCGTAGTTGGTGGTTGAACCGGTGCTAGAAGACGTACCTGGACCTGTGCCCAAGAAAGGCAGGTTGTTCGACTTGTAGACACGGAAACCACGGATGAGACCGCTAACAACACGACCGTTACGCAAGATACCGCCGGCATCCTGGTTAGCAGCAAAGTCGTTGTTGATCAACTTGCTGTTCTCGTCCATGAGCATTTCGAAGAAGATTGGGTCAGCCACAAACCAACGGCCTTCCGTATCGACGTTCTTCTGATCCATAACACGAGACATGCGGTTCATGATGGCCAGCGGGGAAACTGCGCCTGACACAGCGGTCGGGATCGAGTTGCCGGTGTTGCTGCCCGAGCTGCGGCAGATGCTGCAGATGTCACTGGTCGGGGTGATCCGCAACCAGGATCTGGGCACCAATCTCGGTT